ATTAATACCGCAATGAATGCTACCATCACAGCCGGCAGTTTTGTTATTGGTGCGACTTACACTATTTTAACTGTAGGAAATACTAGCTTTACATCCATTGGTGCCAGCGCAAACACAGTAGGAGTTCAATTTGTTGCTACTGGTGCAGGAACAGGAACAGGAACTGCAACTTTTAATTCTGGTATTACTGCTACAGCAGTAAGCAATCAATTGTATCTTTATGCAAATAGCTTGTCTAGCAATGATAATAGTACGTTAAACAAGGATGGCATTATTGCGATCAATCTAGGCACCAGTGGCGGTACTGCATTATTTACAGCACTGGGCCTTACTTCAGGCGAGTATGCGGCCCCTAGTTACGAAGCCAGTTACAGTTATCAACAACCAAAGTGGATCACAGCCGCCGGCATAGGCGCAAGACCCACTGGTTCAGTATGGCAAAACGTAAGCATAGCCAATAATGGTATGAATTTATCTGTTAAATCATACAGTTCAGCATTGGGCACTTGGATTGCACAAAACTGTCCTGTATTTTCCCCAGACTTCCCTTGCAAGGCGTTGATTGCATTGGATCCAGGAGGCGGCGGCAAAAACATTCCAGTAGGAACTACTATTGCAGTTTCATATGCATCAAATTATATTACTACTCCTTTATACACAGCCTCTTTTGAAATATTTGAAAGATATGCAATTGGTGCTACCGAAGTTACTGGAACTGAGGTTGTTAGTGTTGGAACACCGTTTACAGTCGGCAATCAGTTTACTATCTCAGCAACAAATCTTGGATTAGGAACCAACGAAGCAACTGCCACTATCGGTGGCACTGGAACAGCCGCAAACTTTGTGGCCGCAGTGTCAGCCGCTAATGTTCCTTACGTGTCTGCCAGCATAAACAGTGCTGGATACATAGTGTTTACACACAGCGAAGGTGGTAGTATCGGACTTGAAAACATAACTGGGACACCAGTTGATACAGCCGGATTCACAATTGACACACCAAAATGTTATTACGATCCAAACAATATTGATGTGCTAACGTTATCAAATTGGGTTACTGCACCGTTGTTCACATATACCGCCAGTACAACTGCACCTGGACAAGATCCAGCAGATGGACGTTTGTGGTATTACAGTTCAGTCAGCGACGCTGACATCATGATTCAAGACAATGGATCATGGATGGGTTATCAAAACGTAACCAACGATGTTCGTGGTTACGATTTGACAATGTGTAATGCAACCGGCCCTATCATCAGCGCCACAGCACCTACCACACAAACTGACACAGCATTGAGCCCATTGGAGTATGGTGACTTGTGGGTCGACACCAGCGATTTAGAACAATATCCCTACTTGTTTCGTTGGCAGCCAGTTAACAATGTTGATCAATGGGTAGAAATAGATCTCACAGATCAAACCACACAAAATGGTATTTTGTTTGCCGATGCACGTTGGAGCTCAACTGGTACTGTAGATCCTGTTGCAGATCCGTTCCCAACTATTGAGAGTTTGTTGACCAGCAATTATTTAGATCCTGACGCTCCTGATCCTGCATTGTATCCACAAGGTACATTGCTGTTTAACACACGTCGCTCAGGATACAATGTAAAGAGTTTCCAGATGGATTACTTCACAACCAGTGCCACTGATTATGCAATTGATGCATATTCAGCAACCACAGCGTATGCAGTAAATGATTTTGTAAGTTACAACAATGCAATTTATGTTTGTACAGCGGCCACATCAGCTGGTACTGCACCAACTAATGCCTCATACTGGAGTGAGATCAATCTCAACACATGGTTAACTGCCAGCGGTAACAAGAGCAACGGTTCCATGTGGGCCGGTAGATTGGCACAGCGTCAGATCATTGTAGAAGCACTCAAGTCAGGCATTGACACCAGTGTAACAGCACGTGAAGAGCAAACTCAATACAATATTGTTGCTACACCTGCATACCCTGAGTTGACACCCAACATGATTGCACTCAGCAATGAGCGCAACAACACATTGTTTGTGGTTGGCGATACCCCCATGCGCTTGGGCCCAGATGGCAACAGCTTGGTAGCATTTGCAACAAACAACAACGGCCTGGGACAACCCAACGGTGATGGCAATATTGCCACAAGTAACTATTGTGGTGTGTTCTATCCCAGTTGCCAAACCACTGACCTTGGTGGAAACTCAGTTGTTCAACCTCCAAGTCACATGATGGTTCGTACAATCCTACGCAGTGATGCCGCAAGTTATCCATGGTTTGCACCAGCAGGTACACGTCGTGGTGTGGTTGACAACGCACTCGCAATTGGATATATCAATGCACTAACAGGTGAGTTTAACCAAATTGGTGTAAGCCAGTCAGTTCGTGACATCCTGTATGAGCGCAACATTAATCCTATTACGTTTATTCCTGGAATTGGTATCACCAATTTTGGTAACAAGACGTCAACCACAACTACCACAGCACTTGACCGCATCAATGTGGCACGACTGGTATGTTTCTTGCGCGGCAGATTGGAAGAGATTGGCAAACTGTATTTGTTTGAACCCAATGACACAATCACACGTAATCAAATTACCAATACTGTTAACAGTTTGATGGTTGACTTGGTTGCCAAACGAGCACTGTACGACTACTTGGTTGTGTGTGACTTGAGCAACAACACACCAGCACGTATTGACCGCAGTGAATTGTGGGTTGATATTGCTATTGAACCAGTAAAAGCAGTGGAGTTTATTTACATTCCGTTGCGTATCAAGAACACTGGCGCAATCGCTGCCGGAGGTTAATTGAAATCAGGGGTTGATTTTTCAGCCCTCGTTTCAGGTAAATAAACATATTAGGAGATATATTAAATGGCAAGCGCATCACTTAACAGAATGACAGTACCCTTGGCTAGTGACCAGAGCTCTAGCGTACAGGGCTTGTTGATGCCCAAACTCAAATACCGCTTTAGAGTATTTTTTGAGAATTTTGGCGTGTCAGCAGGAACTACCGAATTGACCAAACAAGTGGTCAGTATTGCAAGGCCCAACTTGACATTTGAAGAAATTGCATTACCCATATACAATTCAACATTGAAGTTGGCCGGACGTCACACATGGGCAGATGTTGCTTGCTCGGTTCGTGATGATGCATCAAACAGTGTTCAACGATTAGTCGGTGAACAGTTCCAAAAGCAATTGGACTTCTTGGAACAAGCAAGTGCCGCATCGGGCATTGACTACAAGTTCTTGACCAAGATTCAAATTCTTGACGGTGGCAACGGTGCTGTTGAGCCTGTGGTTCTTGAAACATGGGAATTGTATGGTTGCTATCTCAAAGCTGCCGACTACGGTGAATTGAACTATGGCACCAACGAAGGTGTTACTATTGCAATGACTATTGCATATGACAATGCCGCACAACTACCGTACGGTGCTGGTACACCAGTTAACAATATTGCACGTACAGTAGCAGGCGCTGTGACAGGTATCGGCTCAGGCGCCTAAGGGGTAGCCAATGCCAACATTCGGTCAGCAATTCTGGCAAGGTTTTACCTCAAATGAAAACTTGCGTGATTATACTCACGCAAGTAAAACCTTTACTCCAAACTCATTTGAACTTAAACCGCGGTACAAGTTCTTATTCCATGTTAGTTTTACAATCAATGTTGTAGACATACCTTTATTGTCAAATGTATTAGGTACTACAAATCTAAGTTACGTAGTCAAGACGGTCGACTTACCAAAGTTTAGCATTGATACAGAAACACTGAGCCAATACAATCGCAAAAGAGTAGTACAAAAGAAAATAAATTACGATCCAGTAACAGTTACTTTCCACGACGATGGAGGCGACAACGTTCGTAAAATGTGGTATGCTTACTACAATTACTACTACAAAGATGCCAGCCAACAGTATCTTGCTCCCAGCAACACTCGTGGCAGTCTTGGAGATTCTGCAAACAGAAGCCCGTCATTTAGTTATAACGCTCGGGACATATACGCACCTTATCGCACAACCAGTGTAAATGATTGGGGGTATATTGGGGAAGCATACAACGATGGTAAACAAACACAATCAGGAAAACCAGCATTCTTTCGAGACATTACAATTTACGGCATGGATCAACACAAAACAGCGGCCTATGTGCTGATCAATCCAATTATTACAAACTGGAGCCATGATCAATACAACTATAGCGAAGGTGCTGGTATCATGCAAAACACCATGACCATTGCATACGAAACTGTGAAATACTATAACGGTGCTGTGGGCAAAGCAAGACCAGATCAAAATGTGGGAGGATTTGCTGACCCTGCCCATTATGATCAAACATTAAGTCCAATCTCTAGACCCGGTTCAAGAGCTAACTTTTTTGGGCAAGGCGGTCTATTAGACGCAGGAGGAGGTATCCTGGAAGACTTACAAAGTGGCGGACCATTGGGATATATTGGTGCTATACAAAAAGCTGGCACAGCGTATAACACTTTTAAAGGTAAAAATATCAAGAGCATGGCGGTTAATGAAGCGGTCAGTCTGGGGACAAAACAAATACAGAATGTGTATGTACCAGGAGCAGTTAGATCAGTACAAGGTCGTAACAACGGCATGGTATATCCAACCACTCAGTCTCCACCAACTAATTAAAGCATATGAGCAGTATTAATTATACCAATTACAATATTGATCAAACTGTAAGAGTGTTTGACGCATTCTACGACTATGATGTTAATATACCAGTAGGTGAATATGATGCCGTCAACAGCTATTTTAAATCCGTAATGACCACAAAACAAGCTGCTGATAATTTTACATCAAGTTTGTTCAGAGTTGCACAAGATACTAATATTCCGGCCATGACTTTGTTACAAGCATTTCAACAAGGCGGCGATGCTGGCATGAGTCTCAATGTTAACATGGCTTATTATCTCAACAGCATACGTAATCGTGCCACGCTATTGGGTGTGGGCGCACCTGTTCAACCAAACTACTATGCGGCTAGAAATGTGGTGCAATAATGGGACACTGGGCACAAGGCACATATACTGTAGTTAATCGTGTTAAGTACGTGGGCAATGGTGAACCACGTTACCGGTCTGGTTGGGAATTTAGTTTCATGAAGTTTCTAGATTCAAACGATGCTGTGCTACAGTGGGCCAGTGAATCAATTGCTATTCCTTATCGTCACCCCTTAACAGGCAAAATGTCACGATACATCCCGGACTTTTTGATCACTTATCGCACCAAAGATAATCAAATGCGAGCTGAGCTGATTGAAATCAAACCCAAAAAACAGAGCGTGATTGAAAGCAAAATGAGCTCCAAGGACCGTGCTATAGTGGCTATTAACTATGCTAAATGGGCAGCCGCCCAGAAGTGGTGCAAACAACAAGGATTAACTTTTCGGGTGATTACAGAACAGGACATGTTTCACAACGGTCGAGCATAAATAAAGGTGCCAGTCGCGATGTACCACCATCCACTGACTCTAACGCTTTGAAGGAGCATCAGCAATGTATTTACAAAACAAATACACTCGTTGGTATTATAATATTGTACAACGAGCACAATCGAGAATCTTGTCACAAGATATCTATACAGAAAAACATCACATCATCCCGCGTAGCCTTGGCGGCGATAACTCAAAAGAAAATCTTGTTCGTTTAACTGCACGAGAACATTTTATCTGTCACTTATTGCTTACAAAGATGACAGAAGGAAAGAGTAAGATGAGCATGTGTTACGCCGCCTGGCAAATGACACATATAAACGGCAGACCAAGATATAACGCTTGTTCTAGAACTTACGCATATCTAAGAAAAATATTATCAGAAGCATATACTGGAGTTCCGAAAACATCTATTTGGTGGACTGGTAAAAAGCATACTGAAGAAACGCTATTAAAACAATCAGAAGTCAAGCGCGGCCTAAAGAATCCAAACTTTGGCGTGATTCAAAAGCCAGAATGGAATCAAAAGAAGAGTCAAGCACAAATTGGAATATCTAAACCAAAGTTCACTTGCTATAAATGTGGTAAAATAGTAGGTGGCAAATCGAACCTAGAACGTTGGCACAACCAAAACTGCTTACTAAATATGGTATGACCAGAAAATTAGAAGATCTGTTTGACTTAGCACCCACTGAAGACGATGTCAATGTCTCAGTTCCGGCAATAGCCGAAAATAAATCTCAACTTGCGGCTCTTGATGACGCTATTGATAAAATTGACAATGCTCTCCCGGCGGTACGTGGACTTGATGCTACTGATCAAGAAATGGATGAGTTAGCAGGACTGGCTACAGGTACGTATAAGGATTTGATGGACCTTGGTTTTCAGGTCGATTCAAGATTTGCTAGTGAAATCTTCTCAGTAGCATCAAACATGCTGGGACATGCTATCACAGCAAAAACAGCCAAACTGGACAAGAAACTCAAAATGATTGATTTACAATTAAAGAAAATGCGATTAGATCAAACAGCCAACAAAGATCCCGAAGCCACACAAACAGCACACGGCATGGTTTTGAGCCGTAACGATTTACTTGAGCGTTTGATCAAAGGTAAAGACCAAAACGCACAAAAAGAATAAATATACAACAGGATACTGAACATGAAACCATTTGCAAAATACCTAGCCGAATCGGAACGTACATACAACTACCGCATCAAAGTGGTTGGCGATGTGCCCGCAGGCTTTTTCAAACAACTTCGAGACAAGTGCTCGCAATTTGACGTTGTTAAAATGTCGGATGCCAAAAACACCCCAGTGCGTAAAGCAATTCCAGACTTTCCGGCTTTTCCAAACCAGTCCATGAGTATTGTGGACGTGGAATTTCGCTATCCTGCAATTGAACCACAAATCAAACAATTGGCACAGTTATTGGGCATGGATCCCAATCGTGTTGTAATGATGACCACGCCATACGAAGAAAGCATGGATGTTGAGAGCGATAAGATTGCGGATCAAAACAAAGACTTGTTGGATACTCCATATCCTGCTCCTGATGCTGAACAACGAGCTCTTAAGAAAGATTATGCAACTGGGCCTTATGATCACGCAGTATTAAAAAATGCATATCGTTCAGATTTCACAGTAGCCGGCGGAAAAACTCCTCCTGCTAAAACCACAAATGAATTGCCAATGGGAGACAAAAGTCCCATGACCAATATCAAGCGTCAACCAAAGCCAGCCACTGGCGCAAACCCAAGAGGATAATACAATGACATTTTTTTACAATCTCAACGACAAACTAAACGCAATTCGCGAGAAGCCAGAAACCACACACAAGCAACTGAACGAGCGTGGCGAAAAGTGGATTCAAAAAGCAGTGGATCCTTCGCACAAAGGTGACTTGCACAAAGCCCTGCACGTTCCTCAAGGTGCGACTATTCCCAAGAGTAAAATCAACAAAGCCGCACACAGCAAAGATTCTCACTTGCGTCACATGGCACAGTTTGCCAAGAACGTGGCACCCAAGCAAGAAGGTGTCATGGCAGATGAAGGCAATGCATTTTCGGGTGCAGTAGTCAAAGCCAAAGCAGATGGTATTCAACCTGGTGAAAAGATTCGTGTTGGTGGCAAAGAAATGCCGCTTAAAGAAAAAATGTCACCTGCTAAGGCACAAAGTTTTGCAGCCCTGGCCCCTCCCAAAGACAAGATCACTTTTGCAGACAAGATTGCTGGCGCCAAAAAAGAAGTTGACGAAATGCTAGGCGATGTGGCCGCAGAAGCAATTAAAAGTGCATTAAGTGGCAAACAAAAACAACTTGCCGACGAAGAAAATGATTTCACAGCACACAAGCGCCCTCAAGTTGAAAAGCCTAAAGTTGGCACAATCACACATGGACACAAACATGATACCAAGCACACAGCCACAGGCCGCATGGTAACACGTCGTACAGATGCACAAGGCAACAGCGTAGGTGCTGAAGATGACACTGCCACAGATAATGCCGCACGTGGTCGTGGACGTCCAAAAGGTGCTGACAAAGGACCCGAGCGTGTGACAGCCAATGCTACCAAGCACAAAGGTGGACGCAAGATGGCCGACGAAGAATTTGATCCAGCTGATCGCGGTGAATATGATCAAGAAGGCGAAATGGCCAAAGATGACATCAAAACTATCGTGCGTCATGCACAAGCCTTGGAAAAGATACTTGGCGACAACGACAATTTACCAGAATGGGTACAATCCAAATTGGCCAAGATTGAAGGCATGATGAGTTCTGTAGATGACTACATGCAGAATCAATCAGGCGAAACAACAGACGAATCACGTACAGAAACTAAAAATGAAAAAGGTGAAGTCACTAGCTGGAAAGAAACAGGCGATTGGAAAAAATCTCCCAAGAGAAGTCCAGAGTCTGCTCGTGGCAAAGTAACACATGCAAGCGACAAAGCACGTCGCGAAACAGAAAATTTAAGCAAGAAAAAATCAAGTGGTTCAAAACCTGACTTTATTGATGCAGATAAAGATGGCGACAAACAAGAGCCCATGAAAAAAGCAGTTAAAGAAAAAGGCCAGTCTGAAGACAAACCTAAAAAAGTCAAAGAACAAGGCGGAACAGATACACCCACAGCATCAAGTGGTTTCAGCTACGGACAAGGCATTTATGATTCAATGAGCCGTGAACTTGAAAACATGATTGCTGAAAGCATGAACGTCAGCATGAACATGAGTACAGATCCCAATGGCGGACCAGAGAAAAGTTTAACTGTCACAGCAACAGATGATGATGCATTGACGCTAGGCCAATTATTGAAAAACGCTGGTATGGGCGGTGAACACCCAAACGTTGAAGGCGGCACCGATGTAGAAGTACACGGGGCAGAAGACCTTGCCAATCAAATCCGTTCAGCAGTTGATGCACATGATCATGGTGATGAACCTTGCCCTGATTGTGGACAAGCGCCTTGTGCATGCGATGCAGTCGACGAAGCATACAATTACGCCACCCAGGGCACGGATGAAACATTAAACAAGCCTGATTGGCCCACAAACACAGAGACCAGTGCTGATGCATTGCAATATCCAGGTGGATTGAACAAGCCCAAGACTGATGTTGCTGGTGACGGACAAACAACCGTACCCAATACTGCGGTTCACACACAAGATGAAGATGCATTGCGTCGCTTGCGTGAAATGGCTGGTATTAAACAACAACAACTTGAACCATGGGAACGTACCATGAAAGAGGAAGAAGTTGAAGAAGGTAAAGTTGTTGATGCACTCAAGTCGGGTGCTAAAAAAGTTGTTGACAAACTCAAAGGTCCCAACGATGATGAGTTGTTGTCAAAATTAGAAAAAGAAACTGGTGGCAAGCGTCCTGAAAAGAAGGATGACAAAAAGATGGAAGAAAGTATCTTCTCATTAACCAATCAATGGAAAACATACAAGGCGCAATAATATGTCAAATCAACCTTTTACAACAGGCTTAACAACACCCCCTGTGATTAACCCTCACAGCCCAGCCTCTAATGGATATAAACAGCAACCTGTTTACATTCCTGGAGTGTTGGATCAAACACGCCAACTGTTTCAACCAGTTGTTAGTGAACCACCCAAGGACGCAAAATAATGGCCGCCATTCAAGTTGTTACTTCATCAGGATCAAATACAGCCTGGAGCACAGACAAAGTAGAATTTTCAACCACACTTGCAAACGTAACATTTAATGTGGTTGTTCAACAGTTGGTTTATTCTCTAGCCAATGGAGCCACTGCAAATGGTTCAATGTCCACGTCTACAGGAAATATTTACGCCAATGCAATTCAAATTCCAGGCAATACTGTTCAACAGTATTATGTGGGTGCTGGTAATTATTTGAACATTGCTACAGGCAATGCATTTACAGCCACCGCTATAGGCTCAGCAACCAGTGCCGCTTCAGGTGTAATTGGTCAAGGTAGCTAATT